TTACAGGAACTGTACCATCTGCATTCATACCACCTTTGATCATTAAGTCTGCTCTAGAAGAGATAGAATAATGTACGTGAGCTTCTGCACCACCAACAAAGTTATAGTATTCACGGAAACCAGCTTGTGTAATGATGTCAGAGAATCTTTCACCATACTCACCTCTTGCAGAACCTTTTCTGAACATTCTTGTTCCATTAGCTAAGAATCTGTTATCCAAGAATCTTGTGTTGTCATTGTTTACAAGTTGAACTGTGTAAATATAACCATCACCTATTGTAAGGATATCCTCATCTGTAATGTACATCTCAACCCCATTGTATTTGTCATAAGTGATGATATCACCATGTCCAAATTCTCTGCGGCTTAATTTAATTCTAAAAGTAGAACCATCTACTCCTTTGAAGTCATTCATTGGCTCAATGTCTTCAATTACATATGGAAGATCTGTAGAGACAGGAGTCTGCCACTTATACTCTCCACGAGCATTATCAACCATAATTACATTTTTGCCACCAAAGCTAGAAAGCTGGTAAAGCGGCATTTCTACTTTTTGAGCCATAGCCCAAAGGTCAACTGGACCTAAATCCATAGGTTCAGCATCTTTTAGCATATTCACTAAGTGATAAGAGTCTACATGCGATGACGCTTGGTAGGCTGTGTCTCTTAGGAATATCCCATTGTTTAAAATTGGAGTTGCCATTTTTATATTTGTTTTATTTGTTACTTAATTAAAATCGTCTAAACATATTATTTTGTCTAGATATTGTTTTTTGTGGTTTACTAGTTTTTGTTTTATTATCATACTCTCTATCATCATTAACTGAAGAAGTTAATTTTCTAGATTGTTCTGTTTTCAATTGCCTTACTGTTTTTTCTACAGCTTGTTTTCCACCTTGATCTTTAATTTTGGTTTTGTATCCATCTGGATCTGCAAGTAACCAAAGTGCTTCTGCAATAAGATCGTGTCTTGGTTCTACAAACTGATACTTCTCTAATAAGTGTCCAAGTAAGTTTGTAGGTTTACCAGAAATAGAAGGGTAGTTAGGTTGAACTAATCCTGAGAATAAAAGACTTTGAACTTTTCTATCTAACTTCAAACCTCCTAATTCACCTACAGAAAGTGTATTATAAACACTATCTTGATAAGCTTTAGCTTGTGAAGCCTGTTGTTCTTTTTTGTATTCTTGTTCTGCAAGCTTTCTTGCTACAATCTCCTCTTGCATTCTATCCAACTTTGGCTTAAATTGTTCAGCCTTTTGTTGAAGTCTTCCCATTTCATGCCATTCTTGAACCTCTGATTCAATTTCTTCTGGTGTTCCAAATTGTGTAGCATATAAATATTGTCTTGCAATTTCTGCTTGATCATATTCATTTGATGTGTCAAGATCATACATCTCTTCTACTTGTGCAAGAGTTCTAAATAAACCTTTTAAATCTTGCCCACCATCAGCTACATATTTAGCTGCAACTTGAAGTTCTTCAGGCAATGCTTGGAAAAACTCTTTTGGAGTATTTTCTCTTACTGCATTTTCTCTTTCTTGGAAGTTAGCTTCAAACAGTTCACGGAAATCTTTTGTAGTATATTCTTCTAATGGCTTATCATCATCAAAAGGTACTAAAGCTCCTTCCTCAATCATTTTAGATGCTAGTTCAGCAAGACCTGATTTATCAACCTTTGGTCTGCCTTTATTACCAGCATCCTCTTCCTGAGTAATTAGATTGTCTAACTCAGCAATAGTTTCTTCTACTTCTTCTTTCTTTGCTACTTCTTCTTTAGAAGTAGGCTTGTCAAGGAACGTTGTGTCTACATTTTCTTTAGAGAACATGGACTTGGGTTTTTCTTCATCTGCTGGAAGCATTACATTTTCTGCTCCTGGCATTCCAAACATCTCATCAATGTTTACATCTACTTGTTCTACCTTTGTAGAATCTTGCACTTGGTCTTCACCTAGTGCTTTATTTAATTCATCCATATGTGTTGGTTTTGTTTATAATTTAATATAAGAAATAAACTTCAAAAATTTATAATGCTAAAAAACTTTTTTCTCACTATATAGCTAAATAGCTTATTTATTTTTGTTGTTTTTATTATCATATTTATTTTTATTTTCTTGAGCTATCTGAAGTTGTTTATCAGCTATATCTCTTTGAGCTTGAATCTTTTCTCTTTCAATCTGAGACTTTTGAGATTCAATAGACATTCTATTTACTTCCTTTTCTCTCTGTAAATCAGTTTGTTGCTGATATTGTTCAGAAGATCTAATCTCTTTCATTTGATCTGCATAATCTGACATCTCATTTTTATTTACGTCAGCCATAGACCCATAACCAGCAGCTCTGATTTCTGCAACTAAGATATCTCTTTGTCTATCTTTCTCTTTCTCAGCAGCTTGAGAATCAATTTTCATTTGCTCAATCTCCTGTTGTTTTTGAAGTTGTTGTTCTTGCATTTGCTGCTGATTCTGCATTTCTTGTTGCTTCATCTGCTGTTGTTTTTGATCAGAAGCTTTTAGAACTGTATTTACTTCAGCAATAGAATCTGCTTGAACAATTTTACCAAGATCATAAATACTAGCACCAGTAGTATTATTTTGAATAGACATTTGTTTTAATTGTTCAAGAATAGCTCTATGGTTTGCAGTAGTAGAACAGAATATATTTAGATCTCTCATTAAAAGATCTGTACCATTAATTTCAAAATTAACTTTCTCATCAGCCGCTGTAATATAAGTTAATCTTGTAGATGGTTTAGTAGAATTATAATACTGAGCTAAGTCAGTTCTCATTTGATGTACTCTTGGCATTAAATAGTCACAGTGCTGAATAAAGAATACTTCTGTTTGAGCATATGACGCACTTACTGCTTGTTCCACTCCAGTAGCTGTTGTCTGAGATAATTGCTGCCCCATTCTTTGAGGATTTACCCCTATAACCTCATATGCCTGTTGTTTAAAGTAATTGGCTAATTGTATCCTAGACATTAATCTATTTGTTTGTTCTAGATCTAGTTTTTGGAAATGGTTAAAGTTTAATGCATTCTCAGTATTTGTAATAGATGTATCTAAAGGTAACATTTGAAAATTCTTCATGGCTACATATGCCTTAGCATAGTTTCCTTTACCCCAGTCTTCACCAAGTGAATGTTTAGGTAAAGCATTTTGATCTAAAAGAATTACTGTACCAAGTTCATCTACTAAGATGTCTGCAATCTGATTGTTTACAATGTTATATCCAATCTGATATGGCTTCATTAAATCAATAAGTGCTGTAGACTTAGTATTTCTATCAGAGAATACAGATCCTTCTACAGGAAGTTTACAACCATAAAGACTTTGATCCCCTTTAAATTGAAACTTAAGTGGACCTATTTTATTTTTTTGTATGCCAATATAAATAGGTGAGAATCCTCCAGGATTATTCATACCCCAGAATGAAGGAATATTTGGTCCAATTTTTATACCACCCCAAACTTCATTAATCCAGATCCAATCTATGTGTTCACCAAAGAGTAAATTATCTCTTGTTTTATTTTTAAATAATCTAGTATCATACATTGGTTTATCAATAACTTTGTAATCTTCAGTAACTACTTCATTAGTTACTTCACCATTCTCAGTTATTTTAGTCAAATGCCCAACTTTTCTTTGAGACTTCCAGTATGCTTGAGTTACTCTAAGTAAGTATGCAGTACCTTGGTCAAAATAATCTTCTCCCTGAGATAATATCTGGTTTATAATATCACCACCGTCAGTAATTGAATTTGCTCTAGCTGTAGTATATTGTCTATATGCAAGAGAAGGCATATTAGTATTCCATTCATGAGATTTTGTTCCATCATAATATGTACCATCATTTTGATATCCTCCAACAATATAACCACCAGATCTAATTGGATAAATAGCCTCACAAGCTTTTAACTGTTCTTCAGTCATAATGTAACCATACTTGTCTATTACATCTGATACCGTTAACATGTCTATTTTACCTACCCAGTTACCTTGAGAAATATATCTTATATCTGGAGATTTATGATAGAAAGTAACTACTGGATTCCAAAGTTCTACTTCATAATCATCTTCCATCATATGAAAATGCCAGAACTCTCTATCAGTAATGAGCATATCTCTAAATGCTCTTTCTTCTAATTCTTCTATTCTAAATCTTTCTACATCTACTTTATGTTGATGAGAAGCCCATTGTTCAACAAGAGATCTATAATCTTTTTTAAAGAAGCTCTCAATTTCAGGAAGAGATTTTAATTGTTCTGGATTTAATTGTTGTTGTGCTTCTTCTGATTGAGGATCTAATCCCTGCTCTAATAATGCTGCTGAAATTTTTACTTGCGCTTGAGAAAGAAGAGTTTCTTCCAACATCTTTCTCTTTTGCTCCATCATCTCATTATAAGAATACTCATCAACAGTTTTATATGTAAGCTTGGTAGATCTTTTAGCAAATTCAGCTACTAAGACATTAATAACATTTGGAATAATAGGATAGAACTTTAATTCTAATGCTGTTGCTTCTTCTCTTGTAAGTAATTCTACAATGTCTTTATATTCATTATTTTCTTCAATTATATAATCTGATCTATCAATAATACCTTTTGCAAGTTTATAGTTTTTCATTAATCTTCTAGCATTTCTTCTGATTTGCTTAAGACCATTCCATTCCAACCAGTCTAAATTCCAGGCAGCCCATTCCTCATCTTTATCAACTTTAGATAAAAACTGTAAAGGCTGGGTAATACTACCCATCCTATTTTGCTCAACCTTAGCACCTTTCTTTAACTGTAATGCGTTATATACTTGCATAGTTACTTTATATTTTTAAATGGTGATTTTTTAAATACATTACCATTTGTTAATCTACCATTGTTACCTATATGCCTAAATGGACTACTATTTAATTTAAACAAATTTTCTGACTTTTGCAAGTTTTTAGCAGCATCATCCATTATCACTCTTTTAGCATATCCTCTATTTGATTGCTGAACTCTCATGAATGCAACTAATGCTGTAAATGCTACAAGTCTATCTACGTTAACTCCATCTGCATATTCTTGCATCTCTTTGATCAACATGGGGTCTGGAATTCTCTCTATTCCATATTTTGTTCTTACAATTGTACCATCAGGTTTTGTTTCTGTATCTAGTTCTTCTTTACAATACTCTATCACATAACTTAATAAGTGAGCCTTAAATAAACTACCGGTATTTCTCCATCCATATTCCTGATAAACATTGGTATTTGAACCAAGATCTTTTAAAAACATGATTTGACTTTTAGGTACAAGATATCTTTGTTTCTTTCTAGATATCATATATTGTATAAATAAAGACACGTTACTTTCTATAAGTGCCCATGCGTTATACCATTCTATTATTAGTTCTAATCTTTGGTGGGTTTTATTAATATCATCAAATCTACCACACCATGCAGCTACTATCTTATCTTGTTCTATATATGTCTCTGATTCAGTACCTGAATGTTTAGTTACTTGAATTGGAGCTTTCATTACATATATAGAACACAGTGATTCTGAGGTAGTCGTCTTTCCCTCTGATACCGGGTCAATAGATGCATAATACTGTCCAAATGTAGGATCTTTAATTGGTCTTTCCCATACAACAAGAGTTCCTGTTTTATCTTCTAACTTCTTAGATACAGGGAACTGCATAATAGGTAATTTACTAGTTTCCTTTACTGCAGGTTTTCCATTCTCATCATAGGAAATATCTAGGAATTCATATGCATATTCTTTTTCATTTATTCTTCTCTGTTGTGCTGTTACAAGATGTGGTGGAAATACAGATACTGATCTATGTGCAAATGCTTCTTCAATATTTCTAGGATGCTGAGATATTCTTAACTGATAGTCTTCTGGAGATAGATCTTTTTTCCATTCTTCAAATTGTCTATCTAAAGCTTCTAATGCATCTTCTACAAGTGAATTACCATATTGATCTATATGTGGTGGCATAGACCATTGCTCAGGAATAAACAAACCTGAGAGACCTTCTGTACCATTCTTATCAAGAAGATTTGTTTCTACTGCATAGATATCTTTAGATGTGGGATTTAGGATCATATCTTTAAGTGGATTACACTGAGATAAATCCCCCACAGATCCTGCAGCTATAAACATACCTGTTGTCATTAAACCAGATCTCATTGCTGGTCTCATATACTCATATGTCTGATCCATCTTAGGAGCAATGCCTGCCTCCTCATGGAAGAAGAACTTTACCGGACCCCCTACACCATTTGTTGGATCTTTCTCAAATGACATGCCTTGCATAGTACCTTTGAGACCAACCTCATTCTTTCTATCTCCTTTTCTAACTTCTATCTTCTGCTGCCACATCATTACTTTATGAGGAGTCATTGGTCTATACCATGCAGTATGCTCATTTAAGAATGCAGCATATTCATCTAAGAACTTCCATGAGCCTTTCTCATTTATATAGTCTTTAAGACTTGCTCCTATCTTTAGTGTAACCCCAGATTCAAACCAAATCTGATTTAATAGCTTGGCCATGTGAAAATAAGAAGAAGCTATCTGACGTTTTTTAAGAATAGCTACATGCTTAAAGTTGAGTTCTGCCAATAATTCATAGAGGGCCATGTGATACTGTGCATCCCGTATTTTGGCAAAGTCAAAAATTTGCTGTTCTTTATCAAATATTGGTAGGAAGTTAAGCCACATGTAGTAGTCTCTAGTAAGGTACCATATGTTGTCTCCTGATTTATAGATAACTCCTCTCCTACATCTGAGTTTTTGTTCATCCCAGTAATTGACAAAATCTTTGGATTTAAATGGAGAGTCGCAGTAATATCCATTGTTTCTGAACTTTCTTGATTCAGAATTAAATAATAAGCTAGTTTCATCAAATTTATATTTACCTGGTTCATCAAAAATATTTCTTACAAACTTGGTAAACTCTTCTCTTGAGGAAAAATCTGTAATAGTCCAAGTTCCATTATCATAGGTTGGTATGTTTTCAAATATCTCCATTATTGATCATATGCCATTCCAATACCACCTCTTACTCTACTAGATTGTTCTTCTTGTAGATCTTTATATACTCCTTTAAATGAAGCTCTAATCTGATCAAAGTTTTTGGCTGCAGCTACTAGTGAGTTTATATTACCATCTCTTCCTGCAGTTATTGTTGTAGTCTCCATATATCTAGCCAATCTATCTAACATAGATGCCATACCTTTATAAGCTCTATATGTAGGTGTTTCAAACATCCTCTGGCAAAATTGTAATGCTATAAACACATCTTCATTTTCAGTAGAGAAGTCTGCTTCTATCTGCTCAAGAATAAGAGACTCTTTATCTACTTCCGGTGTATAGAAGAATGGATTTAAGTCTGGGTTAGGACATGTCATATAAAATAAGTACTGATAGATTTTAATGTAATTATCAGGATAGTTATCCATCACTATCTTAAGTGCTTTTAAAGTATAGCAATGCTCTGTGGGAATTACTTTACCATTCTGTATGTCAAATAGTTTTACAATCATTTCTTTTTAATTTTATTTCTATTATCATGCAAGTAATGCATAATAGCTGCTACTTCATCTTTTAAATAGGGTATCTCAATTTGTGATACATCTTTAACAATAGGATCTTCATTGTGATCATAACTTGTTAAAGGATACCCATATCTATCTTCTCCTTCTGTCTCAAAAATGATATGATGAATAAACATTTTCCCAGGTTGTAATTTAGGATTGTGTTTTAATATCATATACATGTAAATGCTTAACTGTAAAGCATAGTGATTAAAATTACAATCATCTAAACTAGATACAGGAGAGAGTAGTTTTTCAGAAACTCCCTCCCAATCTTTGTAAGATTCAGTCTTAATCTCTTTATTAGTTTTATAGTCAATAATGTTTACTTTACCATTAACTACTTCTACGAGATCTGATTGACCACAGATGCCTACTGATCTAAGATAGACCATATGTTCTGGATACACGCCTGGTTCTAATTTTTGTAAAGGAGCTGTCTTAATTCCATTTGTTAAATCATTAGGTTTAAACACTGGAACTGTAACACCTTCTCTTTCTATTGAAGCTAAAGAACATAAGTCAGCTTCTCTTTGATTATGATAATATGTACCAAGAGTAATTGCTCTTTGAGATTCTGCATTCCAAATAGATATAATATCTTTTGGTTCAAATCCATACCACTTAGATCTCTTATTCTTACAAACCTTCTTTGCTATCTTCTCAGCATCAAAAGATTTTTTAAAATGAGATACTAGTGTAGTAACACTTACCCAATTAATTTCTGACCCATCATTGCTTTTATAGCTATGATCTTTGGCATTAAATACTATACTCATAGTTTTTCTAATTCTTCTTCTTGTTCTTCAGTAATTAAAGCATCCCATTTACCCAATGGGCATGATGCTGATAGAGATCTAGTTTTAAAAGCAAGAGAGCAACCACATTCATTACAGCATGGAGCTGTACCCTTTACCGCACACTTTTTACCTTTTGCTGGACACTCATCACAGATGTCATATCTAAGTCTAGAAATTTCTTCTACAGTTTCATCTCTAATTACAGAGTTCTTAATTCCCTCAAGAATTTGAGATCTGTTTTGCCAAATAAGATTAAGTACGTTCTTCATTGTTTTTGGTTTTAAAAAAATTAGTTTTTTTATCTTTTTCCTTTAGAATTTTCTCTTGAAGTTTTATTAAATTATCTAGTTTAATTTCCATTGCTTTTTTATTATGGTAAGCCTTAAATGTTGAAGTATCATGACCATCTAAAATTTTACATAATTTATCTATTCCTTTTTTTACAATCATTGGTTTTGCAGTTATATGACCTAAACCATCTATGTTTATTCTTGGATAAGATAAATCTGTAAGTAAACTTCTTACGTTTTTATAATAAAATTCAATTATACTCTCAACTAAATTCTCTTCATGTGAATTTTCTTCAGCAAATTGTTTATAAAATTTATTAGCCTTTTTAGGATTCATTGCTTAAAAACTTGTAATCTAAAAGTATCATACCTTCTGTTTGTATTTTTAAATTTGGATTAATTAAAATTTGCTTTTTATTATCAGCATCTTTTATTACCAAACCTATTTTTTCAGCTTTATTAATACAGTTCCTTACAGTTTGAGCTGATTTAAATATTGGATCTTCTTCTGAAGATGCATCATAGCAAAAATTAGTAAGTTCAATAGGTTGATTAAAACTTAAAAGAGTCAAGCAATTAAGATCAGATTCACTCATTGTTATCCGATTAATATAACAATGAGCTAGTATCTGAAATTTTACAACCTCCCACTTAGGCATTTTTACACGCTTCTGTACTTGGTTTACTAATGCCATGATTAACCTCTTTTAAGTTTTCTTTTACCCTGTTCTGATATATTAGGATTATTATCAATATCATGATCTGAACCCATATCTTCATCATCATCCTCTTCTTGTGCAGGGTTCATCATCATTGCATACTGATATTGAATATTTGATCTTTTAAATCTTGTTTCATCAATTTCTAATAACAATTTTTCATAATCCAATTGAGATTTTAAATAAGGCATTGATTCTCTATAGAACTCTAGCATTTTTTCTTTTTGCTCAGCTAACTGATCTGGGGTCATCTCCATTTCTGGTTGTTGGTTTGTTTCCATAAGATATTAATTTATATTAGTTTACACAAATATATATAAAATAAGTTTAAATCAAACAAGTTTAAATAAAAAATCCAGGCATAGTATATACCTGGATTACATTACTTAGAGAAGGACAATTTATTTTTTCTTTGTCATTCCACCTTTTGCCATACTTGACATCCAAGTTCTACCAGGAGAGGGTCCTGTTTTAACTCTTTTAGTTCTAGCACCTCTTATTGTTTTAGTTTTACCACATCCTGGTTTTCCTGGCCAACATGAGTCATCTGTTGCCATTCCCAATTCAGCTTTTTTAAGTTTTTTAATTGGTCCACCTTTAGCCATACCTTTAGGTTTTGGAAGATCTTTTTCTATTCCTTTTAGAATATTTTTTAATTCAGCTCTATTCATTCTGTTTAAAACTATTGGAAGATCTTTTGCAATAGTTGTTGCAGGTTTCACAGCTTTAACTGCTTTTACAATTTTGCCTGCTTGTGCTTTAGGCATTTTTTTAGTTATCTTTTTCATGATTAACGATTTTTTATTGTGAGATTAAATATAGTTAGTAGATAAAAGTTTCTTGATATATCCATTTCAAATGTGAAGAAGTCTAATGATGAGAATCTAATTCTAATCATTATTTTATCCCATTGTTTTGTGGATGATTTCCAAGAGTTTCTAAATTTCATATTATAGGTTTTTTAATATTTCTATTACTTTAGGATCTGGATACATATCACTCTTGTCTCTTCTTACAGAGTTGTGAGTGTAGATTCCAGGTACTCCTTTAAATGCTTCTTTGTCAATAGCCCAGATTTCTGATCTATAAGTCTTAGGAATATCATATGTATCACATAAGTACTCTACTAGTTGTCTTAAAGATTCTATCTGTGCATCTGAATATTTGTACCAATATTTGGTACCTTTAAATGGTGTCTCAAGAGTTGTTACATTCTCAGGTTTAACTACACCATTTACATAGTTATAGTATTTGCCATTGCGGAGTTTTAATGGCCCCCAGTTGCAAACTTCTATACCTACAGAAAGTTTATTAAGGTTCTGATACTTTGCACCATTCTTAGTAAAGTCTTCTGAATCAACACCTAAATGCCATGCCCAGTGTTTAGATGAGAAACATTGTACAATGTCTCCATTCTCACCAATAACAAATGCAGTTGCTATTCTTGTATCATTACTATTCCAGTATCTTGATACAGCTACTGCATTGCCTCCACCTGCTGTATGATGCAGATAGATTTGTGTCTTCTTAGACTCCTCAGCATAAAACTGATCTGAATCTAATCTGGCTTGTACTATTTTACTAATATCTAGTTTCATTAGTTCTTGATGTCTTTATAAGTGTCAGATACGTCTTTTAAACCTTTTCTTAGTTTCTTTACAGTATTACAAGTTTTTCTAAGTACATTGTTTCCTGTAATATCAAACCAGTTTTCATTAATTGAAGCTAGTTCTATAATTGAGAATATACCAAGTAGAATGTTTGTAAGTATTGCAGGTACTGCTATAACAAAATCAAAGTTTAAAAACTTTAGTAATCCATTGATAAATGGGGTTAATGCATAATAGTCTAAAGGAAATACTACACCAGCTGTAATATAGTATCCTAGAGATTTGTATATATAGCCTTGTCTAAGGATTCTAGATTTAAATACGTCTCTGTAGTTTCTCTTAGATTCTTTAGCAATTTTTCTAAGGGCTATCAGTTTAACTACAGTGTCTACAAAAATTATAAACATTAAAACTATAGCCATAATTTCAATGGGTGCAAAGAAAGATGATATTGTCAAAACTGCCAATGTTATTTTTGTTTTCATATTGTAGGTATTTGAGCTTTAATCAGACGGTATATAATATATAATATAATGATTATTAACCATATACCACCCAACCATGCTAGGAAATTGACCCAACCGGGGATGTATTTTATTTTTTGTGGCTTTTGAGTTTTTGTTACAAGTTTGGTTTTATAAATAGTATTGCCTCTTACAGTTCTGTAGATAGTATCTACACGGGCAATTACTTTGTATTTGTTATCTCTTACTCTTGATTGTAACTTAATAATAGTTCCATCTTTTTCAGCAAGTCTAGAAGCATATACATTACCTAATGAATCACAGAATAATGTATCTTCTATATATACAGTTTCTCCGGGGATATTAATTGTAGTATCTCTAATTTGAGTTATAATTACTGTACTATCTTTTTGTGTACACAATGGACAGTATTTAGCAAGTCTTTTTTCTAATGAACAAGAAGTAACAAATACTAATAATAAAGAATATACAAATAATTTTTTCATTACAGTAGTGTTAGTAATTATAGTGCTGTTTGCTGTTTGAGCAAATACACCATTAGTGGTTGCTGCAGATCCACGTAAATAAATTTCAGTACTCATTATTTATAATATCCAAGTAATTAAAAATGTTGTACCTGTTGCATCATATGTTATAGAGCCCAATGTATTATTTAAAGCTCCAGCATCATAATTTATAGTTATTCCTGCTGGTAATACTTGACCATCTACAGAACCGGCAGCAGCTCCTACATTAGCAATAGAAAAACTATAAACTCCTATGGGTGTACTACCAGGTCCTAAATCAGATAAAATTTGAGGTGTTCTTTGTTGACCATTAGTTGTTCCAGTTAAGGCATTAAAAACAGCTTGAATACCCTCAAGTACTTTTAATTGGAAAGGGAAGTTGTTTCCCTTGTTTCCGTAGTCTTTTAAATTTCCTATTGACATAATTTCTATTTATTATCCTATTAACCAATTTGTACCATCAGAAAATACAGGTACTATATTTGCACCACCACCAACAGCAATAGCTCCAAAGTTACCTGTTGCTGTTACTGTAGAATCATTAATCATTGCTCTAGCTCCATCAGAAGAACCACCAGGTCCTCCTAAATCAGTTAATTGTGCAACAGGATATATTAATATTCTTTGATTTGGATCAAAACTAAATGTAGTAATACCTCCAATATTTATATTTCCTTCAATACCACTTATACTATAACCTCCTTGAATAAATACTGGACCGCCAGCTACTAAAAGTGTTGAGGTAAATCCTCCACGTACTGCTACATTACCACCGTTTCCCTGATTTCCTGCAAAACTTGCACCGGCACCTCCAGCATAAATTGCTATATTACCACCATTACCAGCATTAGTAATACCATCACTATCAGAACCACTTCCGGCAAGAAGACGCACACCCCCACCAGTGTCGTTTGCATTTAATAGTTTATCACCACCTCTTACGTCAACTCTGTCTGTAGCTGTAATAAAGATATCATCTCCAAGAAGAGGATCTGTTTGAATAGTTAAATCACCTGTATTTAATGTAAGAGTACCTGTACTATCTAATACAACTTCTCTTGTACCAGCAACTAATCTATCTATGTCTAAACTTGCAGCTAGATTTTGAGCAGTTATAGCACAAGTTAAATAACCATCATCTCTTGTATCATCTTTAACAGCTACAGGAACAAGTGTTTTTGTAGAATCAACAGAAGTGATATATCTACCACCTCTGATCCAACTTATAAAATTTAAAATATCCATTGTAATTATTATGAGTTAATGATCATAAAGTGAACTTTTGCAAGACCATTTAATGGAGCTAAAGCAGCTGTATTAGTAATAATAATTTTAGTAACACCATTACCAACTTCAGTTGTAACTACAGGGCTACCCTGTGTTCCTTTATATTCTAATGAAACTAACAATACAGAAGTTGTTAAGAGTTTATCACTAAACAATTGAAATGTGTTAGAAGCTCCTGCTGCAGTTGTAAGTGATAGAGTTGTTACAACACCACAATGTGTATCAAGTGTAACTGGAGTAGTAGCACTAGTAATTTGAGTAACCGCTCCTTTATCATATAATGACTGTAATGGTGCTGCGTTTACTGCTATTGGTAACCAAGCATCATCTCTAGTTACATCTCTAGACCCAATTGCTAAAAGATTAGGTACATCTGTTGGTAAAGTGGTTCTATAGTTACCCGCTTTAATCCATGATATAAAATTTAAAATATCCATTTTACTTTACTTTATATATAATTATTAATTTAAATTCTAGCTACTGAAAG